ACATAACATCAATTTAAATAGCTTAGAGAGTGTTTTCTGTAATAATCAGATTATTGTGGGCCGGAAAGTGTTGATATGACAAGGTTTCAAAATGAGTTAAATGATAAGATATTTTAATGTGGGCGATCCTTTAAAATCGCACTTTTATCCCATCATTGTAAAAACAAAAATAAATAAATCAAAATAAATAATAACTGTAAGTATAAAACAATAAAAATAAGATATAAAATTTTATAATAAGAAAGGAATGATACATATGAGTTTAAATCAAATACCAGACTTTATGTTGTCTGATGAAACAGGAAATGTTAAGGATAAGATTACAGTTTTGAGTGGAGCTGGAGGAGTAGTTGAGAAGATGAATAAGAGTGAGTTTGATGCGTATAATGCGGATAAGGTGTCGTTAATTAATTTTCCGATAGTTGTACCAGAAGTAGACGATACCGCACGCATACAAAGAGCGTTAAATACTGGGAAATCTGTGTTTGTATCGTCATCCAGCCCGTGTACTATATCTCAATCCCTTATTATGTTTCCTAATCAAATTCTTTATGGTGAATCGTATGTGAATAAAGCGGTTGCAACCAAAGAAAGTTTAATCACATTAGCATCAGGGTCAAATTGTGACATGATAAAAATAGCTCCTCAATGTGGTGTTGAATTTATTACCCTTGACGGTAATAAGACAAATCAAACCTTAGGTAGTGGTATAAGTTTTAACGAATCTTATACTAACGTTGAGGGTAATTGTAACTTTAAGGGTCTGACTATGCGTAACATGAAAGGTGACGGAATTTATATACATCCACAATTTTTAAATAACACCTTTACAAGATGTATGGCGTCTAGTTGTGGTGGTAAAGGTTTTAGTATTTATTCCTCTGATAATCACTTTTATAGTTGTGATGCATTTAATAACGCTTACGGTTTTTATGTCAACAATGTCCAGAATAATTTTTATTCTTGTTTGTCTTATTGGAATACGATAGGTTCATATTTAGCGGCATCAGTTCAGATGTGCAATTTTAACCAATGCTCTTTTGACTATAACTATCAACAAGGGATGGTAATGGACGGTTGTAAATATAATAATTTTTATGGCACACGTTTTGGTGGCAATGCTCGCACTAGTGAATCATTCGACATACAAGTAATTAGTACAATAAGCGATAACACCTTCTATGATACAATGTTTTTTGCGGATGTAACAACGGTTCCGTATAATGTCTATGTAAATACTGGGGTTACTCCTATGAATCTAGTATTCATGAATAATAAAATCAAAAATCCAGCACAATACTCCTTCACAAATGAACCCTTAAAGATGATTGTAAAGGATTTTACAACAAAAGCAAGTATCAGTGCTAGGATATATCACAATACGTCACAAAGTATAGTTGATTCTACATGGACCCCTCTTGCATTTAATAGTGAACGATTTGATACCGATACTATGCATGATAATGTTACTAATAATTTAAGACTTACATGTAAAACAGAAGGTAGATATATCATTACAGGCAATGTTGCGTTCGCTTCTAACTCCGTAGGGACGAGGATGGCTAGAATTCTTCTCAATGGAATAACACCTATTATAATGAAAACTATAAATCCAGTTACTGGCTCATCAACTCGAACGGATATTACTACGATTTACGATCTTGCGGTTAATGATTATATTCAGCTAGATGTATTTCAGAGTAGTGGGGGAGCGTTAAGCATAGAAGCGAGTGCGAATTATTCGCCAGAATTAAGTATTGCTAGAATTGTTTAAATCGCAAAACAAAAGTAAACAAGTCGTTAGGTATCTTGATGCTAATGACTTGTTTATTATCTCATGATCAAATTGCTATTTAGAAAAATTGAGGAGTTAAGAGTCTTTCTTTATATTTAGTATCTGGAATCAATACAACTAAAGTATATACAAAAAATACTGTTTGAGGTTGAAGCAAACTACCAGATAAAAGTGTATACATTATAAATAAGGAAAAACCGAGAAATTTCATTTTATTTTTAGCAAAAAAACAATGAGATATAAATACCATAAAGAAAGAACCCATAATTATTCCGTATTCAATAAATAATTTCGGAATAACTGTAAAGTTTGTTATATACGGAAGTATTAACCGATCTACAGACCCTGGCCCCCTACCAATTAAAGAAAAGTTACCTTGGCTTAACGTGTCAATCATTGCATTAACAGGAGCGACGAAACGTATATAACCACTTGAATCAATTGTTTTGAATTCATTTACTCTGCTTAGAGTTATTAGACCATAATCTGTATTAAAAAACCAAACAGAAAAGATTGCAACTAGAGGAAGGTAAATAATAATCTTCCAGTTGAATTGTTTTAAAATAATCGGCAACAATGCAACGGCAAGTAAAACTAAACCAGTTCCTGAAAAAGTCAAGACTAAGGCTGTAAAGTAGAAAAAAGGTCTAATAATCCTTTTAAAATAAAAAACATCTATTATAAAGGATACCGCTAAAAACTGTGACAAAAAGGATGGTTCTAGAAAAAATATAGAGTTTGGTTTAAATATAGAAGACTCCCAACTTAAAGGATAAGATGTATTATATCCAGTTTGTAAAAACTTAGTTGGGATAAAATTTAAATAATCCTTATATGGTATACCTATGAATTGAGTTATAAATTGTAAGATTCCTATTAATGCACTAAATATCATGAGCTTTTGAAAAACGTTTAATAGTCTCATTCTTAGATTAGAATCTCTATTGTTTAGTACAAATACAAATGGAAGATAACATGTGATTAGATAAATTAAAGAAGAAAGTGATGATAAAGGATGGATTAAGAAAAAGAAGAGGCCAATTGACACGAAACAGAAATATATCCAGAATCTAAATGGAACGACCATTAAACATCTAGAAGATATGAATATGAGTAGAACGATATAGATTATTGGTAAAATTATCGGTAGTTGAAAATCTCCGATTGGTATTGTTATTCTTTGTAAAAATATTAATGAGAATAATAACAATTTAAGCAATCTCTCGATCAATTTATTTTTCATAAATTCACCTCTTTCGGAAATATGTTCTAATTATAAACCTTAATCATGGATAAGTATATTATACTGAATATAAATTTTTAATGTTGCAGTAGACCAATAAGCCGACATAACAGATATTTAAAAACAACACAATACTGTAAAAGAAAGAGAGTAAACTTAATTGCTCTCTTTCTTATTTTATAAAAAATATTAAAATAATATCAATTTAATTCAATTTAAAATTCCAGATTTATGTTATGAGGAGAGGATAAATTTATCCTCTCTATTACTATGTCTAAAAGGAGATTTAAATATGAATGTTTATAATTGTTTTTCACAGAAGTTAGCTGGATATTTGCTTATCAATGGTTTTTCAATTATTGGAGTTAAATCTGATTTAAAAAACACAGGAAGAACTATTTATTTATTTTCAGATACGGAATTGCTCAGAAATACTGTATCAAAGTATAAAACAGTTTAATAAAAGAAAGAAGGTTGTTTAAAAATGTCTAGAAAATATCCCAAGCCATATGAAGAATATATAAAATTGTTTAAAGAATTGTGCAATAAATTAATTGAAATACCAAATAAAGAAGATTTAAAGATTAATAAATTACCATCTGAAAGTTGGTTCGTTAAAAATTGTCCAGAACCAACTGTTAAAAATTATAAAGATGTAGTCAAATGGATTCATAGTCAAAGTATACCTGTTAATACTCCTATTAAAGATAAAAACTTGATAAGTAAAAATTGGAAACCTACAAAAACATATCATGAATATATAGTAATGTTTAAGTCAGCATGTGAAGAACTGGGAAGATCAATTACTCCATTTGAATTAGAAAAGCATAAATTTGATTTACCATCTGCTATATGGTTAGTTAAATATTCTATTCCAGATATTAAAACATATGATGATTTTCTTAAATATTTAGGTTATGAACCAATTAAAAAAAGAAATCCGACCAGAAAATACACTTATGAAATTGCGTATGAAGAATTTGCAAAACGTGGATATATCCTATTGCCACAAGAATACATAAGTTGTGCTAAGAAACTCAAGTACATATGCCCAAAGCATCCTAACACTATTCATGAAATTTCTTTAAATGCCTTAATATTTGGTAATAAGGGTTGTTGGGATTGCTACACTGAAAATTATGTTGGTAGTGTTACCCATAGGTGGAAAGGTGGCATTGCCCCACTAAATACATACCTAAGAGAATTTATTGATGGATGGAAAAAAGATAGTATGGCAAATTGTAATTATAAATGTGTGATCACTGGAAGAAAATTTAATGCAATCCATCATTTATATTCTTATAATAAAATACTAAAAGAAGCATTAGATGAATCAAAATTGCCAATACACAAGGAAATAAATAATTATACTAAAGAAGAGTTAGAATATCTAAAAGACATATTAATAAGAAAACATTATGAATACCCTTTGGGAATTTGTCTATGTAAAGTTATACATGATTTATATCACAATTTATACGGAGACGATAATACACCAGAACAATTTGAAGAGTTCAAAACAAGATATAATAGTGGAGAATTTAAAGACATTATAATTGAAGATAATATATTAGAAAAAATTGATATATTTAAATTATCAAAAGGATTAATTGTCAAATCTTATTTAGGAATGTGTAAACTTATTTCTGCAAAAGTAAAATATGGGTCAGAAAAAATACGTCTTCAATTATTAGAATGGGAAAAATACTTTAAATATCACAGAGAAGGAAGAAAATTTATTATTGATGAAATATTAACTCAAATAACAGTATAAACATTTCTTGGAAAATGAAAGGGTTGCAGGGTTTAGGCAAAATGGATAATTGCATATTTTAGTTATTTTGGAGGGTTAAAATTTATTTTGACTCTCCTTTGCATTGAAAATTAAATTTAAAAATTATTTTCCAAAAATCACTTAGAGAGTAGTGAAAACTATTCTAACATTTCTTTCTTTATTTCTTATTAGTGATAATAAGGTTGCGAGAGGAGGGTTAGGAGTTTCTTTTGACTCTTCTCTAAGTGGTTTTTGTATATCAATTAGTATCGCAACTGCTATTTGATGTTTGAAATTACTAATAAAAAAGAAAGAAGTGATAAAAATGATTAAATTATCTTTAGACACAGTTTGTTGGAATCGTAAACCAAAAGGAAAACCAGAAATTGGCAAAATTAGCTTGTCCATTCCTAAGAATATTGTTGATGATGGGTAATAGTAATGGGCGAAAAGTAAATTTAGGCAACCTATCCTATTAGCAAAAATAAAAATAAATAAGAAGGAATGATTATTAATGACAGAGCAAAAAATTCCAGTGGTAACAATTCACTCTCAGGCTATGGCTGGTTATCTCATGCTGAGAAAATTTATTCTAATCGACAAACGTGAAGATTTAAAGAATACAAACAAAAATGTATTTATATTCAAGGAATCACAAGAAATAAGAAATGCAATGCAAAAATATTCAAATGACAAAGATGCAATAAACAGAATCATATTCAATTCAAATATTTAGATCAAGAGGAGGAATTCAAATATTATGTGCAAAGAACAAGAAAAAGAATATATTAGTGACATTATTAAAAATGAGGATATTGATGACTGGAATTCAAAAACAATTGTATTCATAGAAGGGCCAACTGGCAGAGGTAAGACACATTTTATTAAGCATACTTTATCAGAACACAATAGTAAAAAGAAAATATTGTTGTTAGTTAATAGAACACTAATTAAAAATCAATCTGAGAAAGAATTATTAAGGATAGATATAGATAATATTACAATCACTACTTATCAACATATATCTAAACTAGCACTAACCAATAACACAATGGACTTTGAAGGTTATAATTACATAATTTGTGATGAAGCACATCATTTTTGTGAGGAAAGTGAATTTATTCATGAAACAGATGTCTCGTTTAATTGGGTAATCAGACAGAGTGGAATTAAGATTTTTATGACAGCAACAGCATATTTTATTAAGAATTACTTAATAGATGAATTAAAATTGGAAATAAACCATTATCATATAAAGAATGAATACGACTTTATAGAAAAGTTTTATTTCTACGAAAACGATGATGTGGTTAAAAAGTTATTATTCGATTTACCTCCTGATGAAAAAGCAATATATTTTACAAATGCAACCAAAGCACATGAGATGAGTAAATTACTTGATTCATGTGTATTTTATTGTTCAAAAAACAATTATGATTATTCTCAATATGTTAATTCTGAAATAATGGATTATATTTCAGAGAATGAAAGATTTGAAGAACAAATTTTATGTACTACTAAAGTTATGGACTGTGGTGTTAACATTAAAGATGAATCTATTAAACATATGATTGTAGATATTGCTGATTTATCTAGTATAATCCAATGTATCGGACGCAAAAGGATTCAAGGTAATGAGAAGATAATAATATATATTAAGGATAAAAAGGGAAACGCAATCTCAAGGAAACTAGAAAATATCAAAGAAAAATTAAGTTATGCAAATGTTTTACGTGAAGAGGGAGATATTGCTTTAATACAACAATTTGCTCATAAAAATACTTATGGCAATTTAATTTATGATGTAATAAATACAGATGAATTGAGAATAGAAAAGAAAATAAATGAGTTAATGTATTATACATATAATAGAAATTTAGAAGTTTACACTGAAATATTATTAGATAAAGAGGATGGATTTAAAAACAAATTATTTGAAAGGATGGGTATAGAAGATATGAAATATACTTATCTAGAACAAGAATTAGATGCCCTTAAACTTGAGCATATATTAGATAAATTAATTGGTGTAAAAATGTTTAAGGATGAGCAGAAAGAATTTAAACAAATGTTGTTAAAGGAATTACTTAACGCTCCTAAAGAAAATCATGGATCAATAGGATTAAAAACAATTAATGCTTTATTTGATGAAAATAAACTTAATTATATTGTAAATAGTAAGAAAGAAACAATAGGAGAATTAAAAGATAAAAGATATTGGGTAATTTCTAAATTATAAAATAATTTATCGCCATTTTTACTAAATCATATAATATATAAGATTTAGTATTTTTGGCGAAATAAAAAATAATTATAAAATCATATCCATGAAGTAATTTTGGCACAAAATTACGAAATGAAAAGCCTCCTGCAAGGACATGTATATTCATTATAATATATTTATTATCTCATAGGAACGACGAGGGAATGCGGTAACTTTTTGTGCCAAAAAGATTACCTTACCAAACATTCGCTATCGCTCAGTTTGGGATATATTCTTTTAAATTAATTTTTGCTTTTGAGAGTTGAATAAGACTCTCTATTTTTATGTTAATTATGAAGGAGAAGTGATTATGGATACAAACAAAATGGGTATTTATAAAATTATTAATATGATTAATAATAAAATATATGTCGGTAGTGCTATAAACTTAAATAAAAGAAAGAAAAAACATTTGTATGATCTAAAGCATAATATCCATCATTCTATTCATTTTCAAAGAGCATGGGGTAAGTATGGGGAAGATAATTTTTCATTTGAAGTAATTGAATACATAGAAGACAAAGACATATTAAAAGAAAGAGAACAATATTGGATAGATACTTTAAATGTTTGTGATATAAATTTTGGATACAATATTTTACCAACAGCAGGGAACAGTCTTGGTTACAAAATGTCAGAAGAGGGAAAGAGAAAAATAGGAGATTCTTCTAGAGGAGAGAAAAATTCTAATGCAAAATTAACAGATGTACAAGTATATCAAGTTAAAGAAATGTGTAGGGATGGGTTTAAAAATAAAGAAATTGCAGAAAAGTTTGAAGTTACTCCAAGTTATATAAATAAAATTAGAATTGGTCATACTTGGAAACATATAATAGTTGATGGTTTTGTAGCGAAAAACAAACATTTAACAACTGAACAAATTATTGAAATTAAAAAACTCCTCAAGGAAAATCTAAAAACTAGAGATATTATTAAATTAACTGGAGTTAATAGTACAATAATACGCTATATAAAAAATAAAAATGTTGGTCAAGTATAATTCATAGGCAGAGCAAGATTGTTAAGAAATGATTGTACGGTCGTTGTTTTGAGCAATTTACCTATACAACAAGCACAGTTTGTTTATTTGACAAATGAAGAGATTTCACTCTTAAAAAAAGGTAAAGTTATAGAGTAATTTCTATAAACAAATAAATAAAATTCCACTTGACATAAATATATAAATAATATATCATAACATTTGTAAGTGATTCACTCTCGCTTACACACTCTCTTTCATCCTAAGAGGTAATCTTTTGTAATGAAAGATTACCTCTATTTTTTACCTTTTGATTATATATTTTCTATTAATATTAATTATGATTTGAATTATGTTTTATAAATTATATTTGATATGATAATTGTTTTTATAAAATATAATAACATTTAATAGAATAATAAAACTAATAATATATACAATCACAAATTCAATTATCATTTAATACAAAAATAATATTGCTTGCACTCAACTCCAATTCGTGCTACAATATACCTATCGAAAGCAAAGGGAGAGTGTTAATATTATGTTACATGCGGTTATTTCTGAAGTATTAAACGAAGTTTTAGGGGAAGATATTGGAAATGAAGTAGATTGTAATTTTTCAGATAATTGCAGATTGGATTTGATGATTGACAAAATACCATATGAAGATTTTGTTCAAAAAACTAAGCATTTTATATCAGAAAGTGATATTGTTAGTCATAGAGAGTCTAAATTTGTTTTAGTGGTTGCTATGAATTTGACAGATGAGTTTATAAACAAAATCATGTCATATGTGAATCCAATGGTTATTAGAGAATTTGATGAAATGAAGAAAAGTAGATAACTGGATAGGGGATTGATTTCCCCTTTCTATTGATTACCTTTTGACAAGCATATGCTTGTCTACTATAATTATTGTGATAGAGGTGATTTATGAAAAATGAACATTTTAAAGAATTTATGGATGAACTAAATATTAAATTCAAAAAACTAGAAACATTTGAACAAGTAAGAGATTTTGAGTTAGAATTAGAAAAACTTGGTTTCTGTTTTGAAGGAAAACGCAATGGGTTATGGGCAACTAATTTTTGCGAAGTCGTAAATCATAAAAGAATTCATTATTGTTGTGATGATGGTTGTTCAAATGGAGAACCTTTGATAAAAAACTTGTATAAGGTATTGAGAATAGCTCGTAATTTTTAATATAAGGAGGGAAATTTATGTTGAATGATATTATATTTAAAGTATTATACGAGATTTTAGATGGAAATATTGAGAGTGTTGATTGCTATTTTAGCGGAAGTCGTAGAGTGGGTTTAATGACGAAAACCAAAATATCTTATAAAGATTTTATTAGAAAAACGAAATATATTGTATTAGAAGATGACATTGCAAATTATGATAGTGATGAGGAAGACCTTACATTTAGTATTGATTTAACGGAAGAGTTCGTAAACAAGATTGTTGCACATGTAAAATGTAGCTGTTTGAATGAATTTGAGAATATGAGCAAAAGAAGATAAGAGGGAATAGTAAAAATTCCCTTCCTTCTTCTCATATAAATATAAAAATAAAATTTATGTTGACAATATTAATTGATAGTGATATGATGAGAGAGTAGAAAGCGAGGTGAGAGAAAATGGTTGTTAAATCAATAAATAAATTTTAAAAAATAAAAACTTGACAGGCATTTCCACTTATGGTAAACTGATTATAGGTTGAAGCAAGAAATAAAATATTGATGTGAAAGTGTGTGAGGAAAATAATAATGAAAAACTACCGATTTAAACTATACATAAATTATTAAGTTCACAATCATTAATTAAATAAAAAGGCCATCTTAGAAAGGTATTCCTTTAGTTGTTTCTAACAACTTGGCCTAAAATCGAGAAGTGTTCATAATACCTTATTTATAAGATTGTGAATAACACTCGTAAGGTAATGGGAGTAATGCGAATGTAAAGTATACATAAAATCACTGGTCTTTCGCACCCATTGAAACTCTGGCGCAAATTCCGTCCAGACCCTTATACGTATATTCAAGTTGTAACAATTGAATATACGTATAAGGTGTAAGCACTAGATATGTGGAAGGACATAATCATACCCATGTTACAACTTGTATATACGTATAAGGTGTAAGCATGCTTATCCTCCCCCTCTTCTGATATGAATTTGTTACAACTTGTATATACATATAATGTGTAAGCAAGTCCATAATATAATACATATTTAAATATCTATGTTACAACTTGTGTATATGTGTAAGATGTAAGTATCAGGAGCAGAATAGGAATTATTTGACTGGTTATAATTTGTATATGGGTATAAAGATGTAAGTATAAGATAATTGTAACATATTCATAAAATTTTGTAATCACTTGTATATATAATTAGCATTCAATTATAAATTAAATTATTATATAAAGGACTGATTATTAATGAATAAATGTGTAAAAATTGAAATAAAAAATTGTAATGAAGTTGTCAAAAAAGAAAATGATTATAAAAAAACTTTAGATTACAGGAAAATACTTGGAGATTTAAGATATCAATCTTGGCTTGCTTGTAATAAAGCGATAACATATTATTATATGTTTGATGTTGAAAAAACAGAATTTAAGAAAATAAATGGTATTAGTATTAATGAAAGAGAGAAATTTGGTAAATCTCATATGACATGGGGAGAAGATCATATGAAAGAAACAAATTATGGGAACTCATAATACTGGAAATGTGTCTCAAACTAATCAATTTGTTTCTAAAAGATTTAAGGATGATATAAAAAAGGGAGTATTTAAAGGTCAAGTATCTTTATCAAATTTTAAACAAAGTATTCCGATATTTTTGGCTAATAAAAATTATAAAATCAATATCAATCAAAAAGGTTTTGAAGTAAAATGCAGTTTATTCAATAATTTATATATGAAAGAAAACGATATAAAACAAGTTAATTTCACTATTGAAAGTTTAGGATCTAGTCAAAAATCTATTTTAAATAAAATCGTATCAGGTATTTTATAAGCAAGGAGCAATGCAAATCACTGAAGATAAAAATAAAAGTGGCAAATGGTATTTAACAATTAGTTATGCTTTTGAACCTGTTGCACTAGAATTAGACAGCAATAAAATTCTTGGAATTGATTTAGGATTAGTAAATACAGCAGTAATGCAAGTATTTGATATGAGTACCGAAAAGTGGGATAAATTATCTTGGAATGAAAGTGTAATTAATGGTAAAGAAATATCACAGTTTAGAAATAAATTAAATGCTAGAAAAAGGCAAATTCAAAAAGCTAGTAAAATAGTTGGTGATGGTAGGATAGGGCATGGTAGAAATACTAGAATGAAACCATTTAATGATATTGGAGATAAAGTAGCGAGATTTAAAGATACATATAATCATAAAGTTAGTAAGCATATTGTTGATTTTGCTGTAAAACATAATTGTGCTACAATTCAAATGGAAAATCTAAGTGGATTTTCCGAACAACAATCAGAGAAGTTTTTAAAGAATTGGGCATATCATGACTTGCAAACAAAGATTCAATATAAATGTGAAGAAAAAGGTATTAAATTTATTTTGATTGACCCAAAGTACACAAGCAAGCGATGTAGTCATTGTGGATGTATAAGTGATGAAAATAGAGATTGTAAGGGCAATCAGGCAAAGTTTAAATGTATTACTTGTGGACATGAAGAAAACGCAGATATTAATGCCGCTAAGAATATTAGTATCCCTATGATTGATAGCATTATTGTGGAGCAGTTGAAGATGATGAGTAAGTTTAAGGATAAGAAGGTTAGTGATATTTAATTTTATTAGAAAGGATGTGATGTTCTATGAATTCTAAAACTGCTGTAAAAATTAGAAATAAAGGAATGTGGTTTCATAAACATGGGGAACATAAAGGATTAAAGGAAATATCAATTATATTTAACAAGAGGAGAAAGTTTATGTATGTGTTTGAACCGATAAATATGAGTTGTGAGAATTGGTCAAGTTTTAGATAATTAAGTAATTAGGTTGAAGTATTAAATCAATAAATAAAATATATAGGGGAGAACTTGCAAGTTTACATAGTGTAGCTACGCTCCCTGATCAGGAGGAGAGAAAGAGAAAATGATTGTACTTTGTGAAAATTGTAAAATACATTTTGAAAAGAAAGATTATTTAGTTGAAAAGAGTAAAATGCATTTTTGTTCTAAAAAATGTCAACATGAGTGGAGAACAGGAAAAACAGATTTAATTAAAAAGAAAGGAAAATATAAAACATGTCCAATATGTCAGACAGTTTTTTATTGTTTTCCGTCTGAAATTGGAAATAAAAAAACTTGTTCTAAAGAATGTTCTTATAAATTAGGACGATTGCTTGGTAAACACAGTGGGGAAAACTGCAATTTTTGGGCAGGTGGATATGATGAATATAGAGGAGCAAGTTGGTATAAACAAAGAAGTGAAGCTAGAAAACGAGATAATGATATATGTCAAATATGCGGAAAGACAAAAGAAGAAGAGGGAAGACATATGATAGTACATCATATAGTTCCTTTTAGATTCTTTGAAAATGATTATGTAAAAGCAAACGATTTGATTAATTTAATGTGTGTTTGTGCATCTTGTCATGGAAAGATGGAAAGTCATTTATGGAGAAAAGTTCCTAAAGAATATCAATATTTATTAAATGGGATTATACCTCAAGAAAAATCTATAAGAGATAATCGTTATAAAGACCATGAAATAGAATTTATGAAAAATAATTATATGAAGTTAGGAGCGACAGAATTAGCAAAAATTTTAAATCGTCCTTATTCTTCTATAGCGGATAAAGCAAGGGAGTTGAATTTAAAGTATGAATATTGGTCAGATGAAGATACTGAATTATTAAAATTGAATTACCCAATAAAAAACAAAAAAGAGATATTAGATTTGTTTCCTGATAAAAGCTATCTAGCCATTAAAAGCTATGCTAATGGGATGGGAATCTTAAAAGTAAAATTATGGACTGAAGAAGAGAAGGAGTTTATTAAAAGTAATTATCCTATATATGATATTAATTACATATGCTATAATTTAAGAAATAAAACTAAATCCCAAATAAAAGCATACATAGATAATCATAAAATTAAAAAGATAAGTTAATACATTCAAAGTTAATTTTGTGACAAAAATATTCTCTAGAAATTATATGTACGATTCTATTACACACCCAACCACGATATAAATATTTAATTTAAAGGAGAGAATTAGAAATGGACATGTATGGAGTAATTTATCTAATAAGAAACCTAATTAATAATAAATTATACATAGGGCAAACAATTGAAAAAGGTGGATTTGATAGAAGATATAGAAATAATTTAGTAGGTTATACGCATAATGATCATTTAAAAAATTCTATTCAAAAATATGGAATTGAAAATTTTGAAATTGTTAAAGAATTTGATGTTGCTTATTCTAAAGAAGAATTAGATAAATTAGAAGACATGTACATAAAAATATATGATACAAATAATCATAAATATGGGTACAACAAACAATTTGGTGGAGCTAACGGAAAACCATCCCAAGAAACTTGTGAGTTAATGAGCAAGTCTGCAAAAATTAGGTCAATTAAGTATGGTTCTAATTTTAAAGGGAGAAATTATACCGAAGAAACTAAAATGTTTTTAGCTAAAATACATACAGGAATAAAACAATCTGAACAAACTATTAATAAAAGGGTTATTAAAAATACTGGTAAGTTTAGAAATGAAGAACAAAAGCAAAGAATAAAAAATAGTGCACTGGATAGTTGGAAAAATGATACAAAAAGAAAAGATAATATTCAAAGAAAAATGACAACTTATTGGAAAGGTAATTCATCTAGAAAAGAAAAATTAGCTGAGAGAACCGCCATACCAGTATATTGTGCGACTACAGGAGAAATATTTTCTAGTGGTGTAGAAGCAAGTAAAAAATATAGTATTAGTAATAGCGCTATTGGAAAATGTTGTAAAGGCGAAATAAGATATTGTGGAAATTTAGAAGATGGCAGAAAATTAATATGGATATATTACAAAGATGTTAATAACATTAAAGACATAAATAATGTAAATTTTTATGATATACCTTATCATAAAAACCAATATGGGGAAAAAGTTATAAATCTCAATACAATGGAAATTTTTAACAGTATAAAAGATGCATCTAAAATATATAAAGGAGATATAGGGGCATGTTGTAGTGGAAGATGTAAATCAGCAGGTAAGCATCCCGTCACTAAAGAAAAACTAGTCTGGCAATACTACTCAGAATACATAAAATCAAACCCAATCCCAACCGCAATATAACCAATTACATAAATAATTATTATGCATATATATTAACTTATATTAATTTAAGGAGGTGATAAAATGGAAACAATAACTATTAAGCTATCCACCGAAGAAGTTATTGAAATGCTAGGAGGAATAGAAAAAACTAAGGAAATCTTTAAGAATTTTAAAGAAGAAGAAGAAACACACGATTAGTAAATGAGATGAAAGAAGTGTGAATTAATGTTGCTAACATCAATTATAATAATTGTCAATGCCTTTATATTGATAATTATATATAGCGTAATGGAAGAATATTTCGAGAATATGTATCGTTCTTATGGGAGTATTAGAGTGCCTATTGTTCATTTAAATGATGAAGAGTTTATTAAAATTGATGAGATTCGTAAACAAGTTAAAACTGATATAATATCTCAAGAGGATGCTAATTGGTTAATACAAAAAATTTACAAGGTATATAAGTTAGAAGATCATGATGATTGTGTAAGGTATCAACAATAGCTCCTTAAATTAAAGGGAGATATTATATTTGAAAGGAGGTGATAAATAATGGAAAAACTCTACTGTGAATTAAAATCAGTTTGGCCTACATACTCAGATGAAGCAAGGGATAATTGGGCAATGATTCTTGGTGGTCAGAAGGATAAGAGTGAAGTTATGGCTTTGATGAGTGAAGTTCAAGAGGGATAAAATATAAAATAAAGTGAGGTAAATATAATGAGTAAAATGGTAACTAGATTATATGTTTATGGTAAAAATAATGTGTCTATTGAAAATTTCCCTACTGATAAATATCATACGTTTGGTAAGAAATATATTGAATGCTATGATTATTTTACTAAAAATAAAGATCATTTCTATGAAGATAATGTATCAATTGAAGAGTTGAAAATGATGGGTTATGTAATAGAAGATATTTTTAAGGATGAAAACTGCGAAGACTTTGCTGAATTATACTCTAATGCAATTAAATATTTATTAGATCATTGTAAGCCAAAGGATAATGATATTGAATCAGATAAACATGTATTGGATAAATCTGAAATTAAGGAGGATAGTAAGGATATATTGGCAGATTTCTTGTTTGTTTTAGATAAAAGAATTAAAGTATTAGAACAATTTGTAAAAGAATCTCAGAAAGAGAAATTTGATTTAAAAAGTTATTCACAAATGGTAATTGATGAGATTAGTAAAGGTATGCAAAGATATGGAAGAAGATAAATAAGTTTTAACTAAATAAAAAAATAATGGGTGATGACCGACATCAAGGAGAAAATATATGATTTATTTATTGGACGAAATTAATTTATTAACACAATTGAATTCTTTAGGGAAAATTAAGAGCAAAATTATCAATATAGATACAGGGGGAATTAATTTTAGATAGATTAGAAGTGGCATCTCAGACTAAAGAGTTAATACATACACAATGGCTAAGAGGAATTGGAATAAGAATCTGATAAATGCTTATAAAGAAATTTTAGGTTTAATACAAAATCATATACAAAATTACGATATTAAGTAAACTAGTAAATAAATACTCCTAACTGCTTTTATAGTGGTTAGGAGTATTATAATAAGAATCAGAGAATAATTATTCTATTTCCACTTTTCATTTTCTTTGGTATCTTTTAATTTTTCTTCTTCAGTTTTAATTCTCATAAAGAACATAACATAACCACAATCATAACACATTTGTGTAATAGTTGGTGCATGATTTATTATAATCCCCGGCGATTCCATACGAAAACAAATAACCATGTTAGACGGTTTAACGTTTTTACTTTTACATATTGGACAAGTTATTGGGATGTTTGGATTTCTTTGAGAATTTATGCTTATGTCTCCAGTTGAATATACATATTCAGACATTGATTTAATACCTCCTATCTTAGTTATAATCATATTAATTCTACAGTCTCTTTTCCTATCCATATAGGTATTCCCATTTTGCATCTTAAACATGTAAATTCATAAATATGAATAATCATCATGGATTTTTTATCTTTTGAAGGAATTTCAATTTTATCTTTATGTCCATTTGAATTTATAAATGAATTGTTGCAATAAGGACATGTCGTAGGTAGTTCAGGTTCTTTTTTACCCAATAATGTTTTCATATTATTGTCAATTAGTGTAATTGTGACAGGTTCTACTTTTCAAATATATTTAATTTGTTTAGCATTTTAATCTGTTCTTTGGATAGATTTACTTTAGATATTACTTTTATAAGATTTTCAGAAAAATCATTGTTATCCATTATTGTTGCTCCTTTATATCTAAGTGTATTTTAATAATGGTTATATTATATCATATTTTGTAGTTTTATTCAAATTGGAGAAACAAAAAAGAACAGAAGAATTGGCTGTACAGCACCAATTCTTCTGTTTAGCAGAAATAATAAGACGATAGAAGCTTGATAGAAGCTGTTAAGTTGCATTGACAAAACTAGAGTTACTAGAGGAATAACTCGTGCAACTTTGCGTTTATTGTAACATGGAGTTGTAGGATTTGCAAGGTTGGATTAATTTAATATTGGAGGTAAAAATATGAATAATTGTAATAATAGTAATTGTAATAATAGTAATGATAGAGTATTTATTGTTAGTAAAGAAAAATCAAAACAGTTTTTAGAAGATAGGAAAAATAATGTTATTAGTCCTGAGTTTTTGGAGAAGTGTTTGGATTATAATAGGTTGTTTGGTAAGGGAAAGGTTGTTGTTTCGATGGAAGAATCTTTAGAAGATATTATTCCTATTGATTGGTCTGAGGATGTTTTGAGTGGAAAGAAGAGGGTTTTGATTTGTGAGGTATAGGTTGGTTAGGATTGGTTTGTGGAATTTAATATTTTTTATTTTTGAAGAGCTGTTTAGGCTCTTTTTTGTTTTGTGGTTTTGGTTAGGGAAATAAATTTGAATTTAATATTGGTTCTTTGATGTGATTCGAAGCATGTCAAGGGTAAAACGAGACGCTTACTGCCTTTAACAGTGGAGCGTCTTAATCCATTTGTGTAGAAAAATCTTTATTAAAGGGAAAGAGGTGTATTTATTGTGTTAATTAGTAAAACGGTAATGGTAAAGTGGGGTACTAATAAAAAATGGTACATAGACAAAGGATTTTTATTTACTAAAATAGGTAATGAATTTGAGGTGAATGTTGAAGATTTATCAGATGGGTCAAGCGTAAGGGTAAATATAGAATGTGATGGTTGTAGAGAAATATTAGAAGGAATAAGATGGATAGATTATAATAAAAGTGTTCATAAAGATGGAAAATACTATTGTTTTGAATGTAAGAACAGTCATCATAGAGGAAGGATTAGTTTTTATGAATGGTGTTACAATAATTTACCTAAAGATGTAGCTGACAAAATATTAAACCGTTGGGACTATGAATTGAATGTAGATAAGAATGGTAATGTATTAAACCCCAAAGATGTTAGTCACAGTTCTGTTGGTATAAACGGTAAAGGATATTGGTTTAAGTGTTTTATTCATCCAGACGAGCATGGATCAGAATTAAAGAATATATCTAGTTTTACAAATAAAAGTAAAATAGGCAATATTGATTGTAACCGGTGTAATACAATATCGGAAACACATTCTCACATAATTAAATATCTTGTAAATAAGGAAGATGCTTATAATTATTCTCATGGATCTGGAAAATATATCCCTATGAAATGTCCTGATTGTGGATTTGAAAAAGAAGTAAGGATACCTGACTTAATAAAAATGGGATTTTGTTGTCCTAGATGTTCGGATGGTAAGTCATATCCTGAGAAATTTTTATACAATGTCCTAGAACAATTGCTAAAAAATAATTTTATTACTCAGTTATCTAAAATTAATTTTAAATGGTGTAAAAATTACAAATATGATAATTATATAAATAATATTAATTGTATCATTGAAACGCATGGGTTACAGCACTATGAAGAAACTAAGCATTGGGGTTCATTGAAGAGTATTCAAGAAAATGACAAACAAAAAGAAATACTCGCTAGGGAAAACAATATAGAAAATTATATAGTTATTGATTGTAGAAAGTCAGATATGAATTGGATAAAAACAAATATTCTTAATAGTGATTTGCCTAAATTACTAGGGTTTGAAGAAAAGGACATTAATTGGGATAGGTGTCACGAGATTGGTTGTTCAAGTTTTGTAAAGGTTGCTTGTGATTTATGGAATAATGGCACAAGCAACCTCGTAAAAATAGCTGAATTATTGAAATTTAGTAAGAATACTATAAGAACATATCTCAAACAAGGAGCAGAAATTGGATGGTGTAATTATGATGGGCAAGAGGCCAAGAAGCATAGAGAACATTTGTATGAGAATGTAATATGTTTAACAACAGGCAAAATCATTAAAAAACTTAAGGATTCAGCTTTAAATAATTAATATTCTTAAAGGAACTAACACTTATTATAGTGTTAGTTCCTTATTTTTTACCTTTTTTAGTTTATCACTTGATTTAACATATTGTTTATTACTGTAGTCTGTGTGCTACTTGTATTCACAATGCGATTTTCATTTCGTAAAATATCTTTCCATATTGGATTTGTACGATTCATAAATCCATCCATAGTTAGTTTCTTTAGTTTAATTTTCCAATCCTCATCATCTATAAGCATCTTTGCGATATGGTGGTATCCTATCATAAACATACTTTCATTTGCAAAACTCTTGGTTTTTTCAGACACTCGAATTTCAGGATGGACGTCTCCCATACTCTTTGGGAAATTTTCAATTAATTCTTCCCAGAATAAACATAAGAAATTTCCAACCTTCTCACATTCCTTCTGCGTTGCAGGTTTAAATGCAGATATTCCTTTAGTTAATACTGAGAATGTAATGATTTTATCAGATTTTTTGCTAATTGTATTCGATACTACCTCTACCTTAGATTTTAAACTATTGTTCATCACTTTAGTAGCAATTCTATTAATGTTACTATCAACATCTAAAAACAAGGATCTTGAATTTGAAATTTTTAAAAATTTTGTTGCATACTCTGAGAAAATCATTTTTGCTTGAAATTCCGAAACATGCTCAATTAATATGGGCATGAAAAATTCTTCAGGAGAAATACAACTAGAGGGCGATTTGAGATATAAACGGTTCCACGCACTAAAACAACGAATTCTATGTTGACCATCTAATATTTGTAATTTCTGATTAGGAAGAATTTGAATTGTTCTATCATCTTCATCATAATTAATTGGAATTGTATCTAAAATATTTAGCGTGATCACACCACCATTTAATTTTTGAGTAAGTGCAGATTCAAGGATTTTCTTGACATGAGAGGCACTAAAAACTGCTACTTCTTCATTTTTGCTATTCAATTTATACCCTCTCTGGATATTTCCTTGATATTCACAGATACCTTCATCCCATAATCTTCCAAGTGTTGCTGCTGATGCTAGAGTTTGATATTTATACATATCATTCCCCTTGCCAACTCTGGTAACTTCATTAAATGTAAATCCTGATTTTTTGTCTTCGTTTACCAACATTAAATTTCTCTTTCTAAGTTCTCGTTTTAATTTTGCATCATCTTTTTTCTTTTTCTCTACTTCGGTTTCATCTTCCCCATTAAAATCAATTTCCTCTTTCACTTGTCCATTTAAACTACTCAAACTACCAAATGGTGGCATTTTGATTTCTCCATCTTTACTTCCTATATCCCATATCTTATCACTCTCGGATTCAATATCTTTTACTAATTCCATCTCTTGTTGAATCATATCTGCATCATCATTGTTTGTCATTTCTTGAAATCCTACAGCTACTTGACTTTGTGTTTGGCTACTCATATCTAATATCTCTTCTTTTACTTTATCCCCAATACTAATATCTACATGTGGAAACCTATTTTTCTTTGCCATATCAGCGTTTTCCTCCATTTTCTCATCTACTAATTTATTCACCATATTAATAATCATAATAATAACCTCTTTTCATCGTATTTTGATATTATCACAATTCTATACAATTTGAAAGAGTTCTATACCAAAAACATTAAAATTTATTAAAAAAAGAAAAGAGTAAGCACATTCTTACTCTGATTTTTTACTCTTAAATCTTTTTTCAGGAGGCAATTGCATCTTGCAAATAAATGGAACAGCATTTTCCCCACCACTTCTAATAATATTAATCGAATGCCAACGTTTCAACTTCAAGCAATCTGATAAATCAAACGGATAAACCTCTTCCTTTAAACTAATCCAAGTTAATTTACTTGTAGGATAAATATGATAATGTGGCAAAGCATTTCGAATTGCTTTTTGTAAATTATTTGGAATTTGTTCCCAATAATGGAACGTCCAGAAATAGCCTATTTTCCACTTTCGACTCTCGACAGCAGCAGCCTCCCATATTGAAGCACTGCGAAGATATTGATGTGGCTCGTCTAACATGATATAGAAAGGAAATTCTGCTTCAGATCCATATATTTTCTTCCTTAGTCTCATAGCAATATCAATTTTCGAACATAGTAGATTGATAATTACATCTATTGCCGATTTATCTAAATCATCACTAGGAACATCAAATACAATAATTTTCTTTTGTGACATTAATTGAACCATATCTAAACTATTATTAGAATTTACACAATTTGCTAAGTGAGGGTCTGATAATATTCTATTCAATCTATTGTAAATAGGAGATAATATCTTACCTTTCATACCGTCACCCATACCTTCAAATTCTTTTAAAGTTGCCTTATTTAATCCTTCATCCATACCATCAATAACTTGTTTAAGATAAGTTTTATCATTAAAAATCTTAATGATTTCAGACACTTTTCCAGTAGTCATTCCAATTATAGATGCTCTTAAAAATCTCTCAGTTTGTCCAGTTGTATCATCACTTACACCAAAGAAATCTATAGCAGTTCCAGCTAATCTGGCCTTTGTACTAGAATCATGTAATGTTTCACACCAATCTAATGAAAATGCTTGTTGTCCTAAATCTATTCTAATAAAATCTTCCTTCTTTACAATTCCTGCATTAACAGCACATTGTATTTGATCACCTATTTCACGCTTATTGGGGTCAATTGCTAGACCTCCATATCCCTTTAAATAAGCCCCTATGAGCCAGTTAGCACACAACCCTTTGGTTTTACCTTGCCCCATACCTCCAATCCCTACATTCGGCAAACAGGCTTCGTCTGGATCGTTTACGGGTTGATATACTTTAACAGTTTGTCCTTTAAAAGTGGCATCTCCTAATTCAATCCCTTTTGATTCATTTAAGAATTTATTGTTTACTTCAACTTCTGCTAATTCAACTCTTTCAATTTCAGGATATTTTTCTTGAAGTTCCCTACCAGGAATTTGAACAATTTTAGATATTTCTGCTGATGACATAATATTGAAATTCAGTTTAATTCTTGGTGGTTTATGGGTATTTATAATCCTTAAAACTTCATTCGCTTTTTTACCTTTTAATTGACAAGGTGCTAATTCATTGTCTAAACTTATGTCATGAAAACTACTTGCTATTGTCCTTGCGATTGTATTTGCTCTTGCAGATTCTTCTGATTCAGCGATAACCCAAAGATAAGTTCTCATAGACGATTTATTTCTTTTTTCTTTTGTAGAATTTGATAAATTTTCAATTGTATATTTCTGTCCTTCTGGGTCAGATGGTTTTTTAGCATAGATATTTTGACTATTTCCATCACTAATTAAATCACTCAAACCAGTAATTACTTCTCTAATTAACTCAGTTAATCCAATAGCAATTGTAAAGGTAATATTCTTAAATGATTGATTCCATTTTCTAGGAGCATTTCCACTTCTTAATTTATCCCACGCTTCATCCAATTCACCTTGCCATGCCAATTGATAGATTGGATCAAGATAACAAAATAATCTTGCTTTTTCATTTTCTCCTATTAATCTTCCTGCTTCAATTAATGATATAAGTGGAAGGTTGTCCTTTGAATCAGTGTGTAGTGAATATAGATCGTGCTTACTGTAAACTAATTCATAAACAACAGATTTATTTAAATCAAATTCTTCCGCATTATCTACTTTGTCGATTGTAGTCTTGTCCCATATAGATGTTAATCTTCTGTAAATAAGGGTTGCAATCGTTTCTGGCACACCAATATAAAATGTTACATTATTTTCTTTGAAATCAATTTCAAATGATGCTCTTTCCTGTATTTTATAACCTCTTGGTAAGATTGCTTGTCTTATAATTCTATCAATGGGTAGTTTGAATTGATCAGCAATAGTTTTAACAAAATCTTCCGTACGATAATTTCTAGCAGAGGAGTCAGGTTTAATTTTAAATCTTACATATTTAGGATTAACAATAGTAAACCAATTAATATTTTTAATAGTAGTAATTTTTTCAGCAAAAATCATTGTATAGTCACTCCTAACATTTTTAATATAATATAAAAGGCAAAAGTCCAATAAACTCCTTTTACAGCTCTTTTAGACCCAAATATTGCAAGCAAAGCTAATATCATAGCAACCAATATTGCATAATCACTGTTTTGAACTATCCAATGGAAGAAATCGGACATAAATGATAGAAACTTATCGAAAACGCTTTGTTTTGCTTCATCTAATAAATCTGTACCAGGAGTTGTCAATACATGCCATGTTTTTCCCCAGAATCCTGTTTCAGTTGCTTTTTGAAGATAATTGCTTGGGTCTTGATATTGCCCATTTGAGGATATTAAACCAACGTGGATATGTGGGCCTGTTGACCTTCCAGAATTCCCTGTTAATCCTAATGTTTCTCCAACTTTAACATGTTGACCATAAGTTACATTTACTTGAGATAAATGACCATAAACCAATTCTTTGCCATTATCTAATTTGACTCCAATGCCGTTTCCAATAATATTATCGTGAATTATCCTACTAATGATTCCATCCGTTAAAGATTGGGCAGGAGTAGACATAGGACTTCCAATATCTACTCCAGAATGAGGAATCTTGTGAACACTATCAATTGCTCCAAATTTTGCTGTGATAGGATATTGCAAGAATTTAATCATAATGACTATCTCCTTTATTTAGGAATCGCTATTTGAACTGAACTAAAAGCATTGTGAATTGCAACAAAAAATGTAGGAATAATAAACATGCTAATATAACCAATGACTGCAAATTTTAATTTCTGTTTCCATCCAGGAGAACCAATAATCATTTCTACCATCCCCCATATTGATACAATAATACCTACTGGTAACGCTAAATCTTGAACCATTATGATAATAGGCCATAGTGAGACAATTAGATTTGATGTACCAACTGGATTGCCTACAGTATTTGTTAATGTTGGTACGGATGAAACTACTGCTAAGACAGGTGATGCTAAATTAATTACGCTTAAAACAACAGAGATTGGAACTAGATAATTTTTGAATAATTTTTCAACTTTCTTACCTGCTTCAATCCATTGATTTACTAATACTTCTTTTTCAAGTGTTACCAATGGATGAACATATAGAGGATTTAAAACAGATCCATTAATTCTAACAATCATTTTTAATAAACCTCCTTTAGATGTATAAGTATTTGGTTTATGGTAATACTAAAGTCATATTGGAAGGAGATGATTTTCATGTCACCAGCACTCATAAAAATACTTATTGGACTTGGTTTAGTAGCATTCCATTATTTACCGATAGCCTCTAAATAGATGGTACTTGCATAATAAAATATATGTGTGCATAAATATGATTCATCATATTAAATGAGTTAAGTTTACCTATTCCCAAATCCCCAATATTGGGGATATTTTTTTGCGATTATTTAATAAAATACACAAAATATCGTCTAATACTACCACTCAACAACTCCTTTCAATCTAAGAAAAATAAATTCAGCTTCCAATACTCTAGCAACTGTTTTCTTATCAATATCTGTTAATTTAACAGTAAAATCAATTAACTCTTCTTCATTGATAAAAGGTGGTCTAATAATTGCTCTACCTACAAAAATACTATGAATTTGCTTTTGAACATCAGATATGAGTTGTTTAAGCATTAGTTATTCCTCCTTAATCATTTGCTTTTAATTACTTCCCTTGCCCATAATCATCCCACTCATTTTCACAGTTTCTACACTGATAATCCCAGTATCTCGGATGGATCATTATCATATAATTCAACATCACTATTTGAGTCAATTTCATCAATACTCATATCAGTTAGATTAATATAGGAATGAGTAACAACTTGAGCATATCCCATAATATTTTTAGAACCACATTCAGGACATTCACTAGGAACTATAAAGGGTTTTCTTTTCAAGATTTGGTCAATTCTTGTCATAATCTCATCATCCTCCACATTCATATATAAAAATAAAATTAACATAATCTGCACTTACCTTTAAAACTTCTTCGCAACTATTTTCACGATTAACTTTAAAGAAATAATCATCATAAAGATGTAGAAATTCAGATTTCATTAAACATTTTAAAACTACATCTATAATGAGACTAACCGAATCATTTTCTTCATTACAAATAATTTTGCATTCAGGTTTTTGTTTCAATAATTTCAACTCCTTTATTACTTAAATAATAAGTATTGCTACTTCTTTCACGAAATCCCCTTAAAATATAACCTAACTTGTATAAATTGTTCATATTAGTCCTAATTCTAAAATAATTAATTCCAATTCTTTTGGCAACATTCTGTATCGTCCTTGAGTTCATCGAATCCAATATACCATCCTCTTTCATTTGAATTAGAATATCCACCTCCAATTTGCTTAACATCTTATTCAAATCTCAATCACCTCTTATCATTCTTTAAAAGTCTATATCAATGTATATCATTCACTGCTTATTTTATATTCCTTGTAATAAATTCCATTTATATTAAACAAAAAGAAAACCCTGATTTTTCAGGACTAATTGCATACCACATACTATCCTATAAATTTTCCTACATATTATCCCATTACCACAAACAATACTACAATCTTTCCTACATACTAACCAAAACAAAAGAAGACACAACCATTATAGGTTGCATCTTAAATCATTATATCGTCAAGTTCATCCTTTTCTATCCTTTTTCTTTCGACCTTAATATGCTCTACTACAACCTCCTTTATTCCTTCTTTAGTCTCTTTAATTACTACCCCATCATTAATCAATTGCTTTTTAACCCATTTGCTAAAGTTTTTAATCTCATTTGCTTTCTGATAAAGTAATAATTCATCTTCATCGTCTAAATTAAAATAAACACCTTTTCTTTTTACTCGACCTGTGAGTTCGCCGACTGATTTGCCCATAATTTCTTCACACCCATCCGTTGGTAGCCCTCTACATTACTAAATACACAATTATCTAATATTTCTAAATTTTTGTAATATTTCTTAAATAGGGTTCCAAATCGTAAAGCTCC